TGTCGCAGCCCCTGGCCCTGGGTCTGGTGATCCGGGGGGAGTCACGCAGTGTGAGGCCCGCAACGGGCGCCCCTTTCCCGCAACGGGAGTGATGAACGATGGCTGGTCATGGTCCTGCGCCGAAGCCGGCGCATCGTCGTGCTGGGAAGTCGAAGGACGCGCATGCGGTGACGGTGCTTCGGTTCGAGCTCGGCTCGCAGCCGGAGTTGCCTGGGGTGTCGCCGCTCGGTGAGCCGTGGCCGGCGCAGACGGTGACGTGGTGGGAGATGTGGGGCGCGTCGCCGTTGTCGGAGAACTTCACGGCGTCGGACTGGTCGGAGCTGTTGGACACGGCGATCTTGCATGCGCGGCTGTGGTCGGGGGATGTGAGGGCTGCTCCGGAGCTGCGGTTGCGGGTGGCGAAGTTCGGTGCGACGCCTGAGGATCGGGCGCGGTTGCGGATCACGTTCGCTCAGGCGGATGAGGCTGACGCGAAGCGGCCTGAGGCGCGGTCGAGGTCGCGTGAGCGGCGTGGCGTGTTGGTGGGGTTGCCGGGTGCCGTGGAAGCCGTCGCAGCCGGGTGAGGTTCCGACGCTCGGCTTCTACGTGATCGACTGGATCGCCGAGCATCTCGCAGCGCCGGACCGGCCAGGGTACGAACCGATGGTGTTGACGGCGGAGCAGGAGGATTTCGTTCTCCGCTTGTACGCGGTCGATCCGAGATCGGGGCGGCGCCGGTTCCGGCGTGCCGTCTACTCGAGGTCGAAGGGATCGGGAAAGTCGCCGCTGCTCGCCGCCATCTCGTGCGCGGAGGCGTTGGCGGATGTGGTGCCGGACGGGTGGGATCTCGATGGGCAGCCGGTGGGTCGGCCGTGGTCGTCGGTGCGGACGCCGTGGGTGCAGCTGGCGGCGGTGTCGGAGGATCAGACCCGGAACGCCTGGGCGCCGCTGTTGGAGATGTTGCGCGAGGGCCCGGCCGTGGATGCGTTCCCTGGGTTGGAGCCGTTGGACACGTTCGTGAACCTGCCCGACAAGGGCCGGATCGAGTTCGTCACCTCCGCGGCAACATCTCGTGAGGGGAACCGGCCGGTGTTCGCGGTGCTGGATCAGACGGAGGAGTGGAAGCCGTCGAACGGCGGTGTCCGTCTGGCGGCCACGATCCGCCGGAATCTGGGCAAGACGGGCGGGACGTCGGTGGAGTCACCGAACGCTTACGAGCCTGGGGTCGGGTCGGTGGCGGAGGACTCGGCCGAGTTTTGGCGCCGGATCCTTGAGCGCAGGGTGCGGGACGACGGGCTGCTGTATGACCATCGCGAGGCGCCAGCTGAGACCGATCTGGCGGATCGGGAGTCGCTGCTCGCCGGACTGGCGGTCACCTACGGCGATTCGGCTGAAGGCGCCGGCGGCTGGGTTGACTTGGATCGGATCGTCGCGGAGGTGTGGGATCCGGCGACGGACCCGCAGGATGCCCGCCGCTTCTACCTGAACCAGGTGACGCACGCGTCGGATTCGTGGCTGTCCCAACCGGAGTGGGCCGGCTGTGCGGATGCGACGAAGGTGGTCGCCGATCGGGACGTTGTGACGCTTGGCTTTGACGGGTCCCGCTCGCGGGCGAAGGGTGTCACCGATGCGACGGCGTTGATCGGGTGCCGCGTGTCGGATGGGCATGTGTTCGAGGTTGGGGTGTGGGAGCAGCCGACCGGTCCGGCGGGTGAGGGATGGTCTGTGCCGGTGGTCGAGGTGGACGCGGCGGTGGCGCACGCGTTCGATCGGTGGCGTGTCGTCGGGTTCTATGCCGATCCGGCGAAGTGGGAGTCGTGGATCGCTTCCTGGGAGGCGAAGTTTCACCGCAGGTTGAAGGTGAAGGCGACGCGGGATCATCCGATCGAGTGGTGGATGACGACCGGCCGCCGCGGGCTGGTGGTGAGGGCGCTCGACAAGTTCCATTCGGCGGTCGTCGACGGTGACCTGTCGCACGACGGGTCGTACGCGTTGACACGGCATGTGCTCAACGCCCGCCGGCGGGCGACGACGTCCGGGGTGATCATCGCGAAGGAGCATCCGGAGTCGTCCCGCAAGATTGATGCTGCGGTGGCTGCGGTGCTCGCTTGGCAGGCCCGGTTGGCTGCTGTCGCTGTCGGTCTGGGTCGGGCGACGGGTCAGGTGCCTCGCCGCATCAGGTGACTCGGCTCTGTGGGAGGTGCCCGTGCCGATCGACACGACGTCTCCCCGTTCCCCGGGCTGGTGGTTCTCCAAGCTGCTCGGCGAGCTCGCTGCCCGTCAACCGCGGTTGAATCGGCTCGACTGCTACTACCGCGGCGACCCGGATCTGCCGGAGGGGGCGCAGGGCTGCCGGGACTCGTACCGGCGTTTCCAAGCGAAGGCGCGCACGAACTTCGCGCAGCTCGTGGTGGAGGCTGTGCGGGAGCGGATGCAGCCGGCCGGGTTTCGCACCGGCGCCGCCGGCGACGACATCCAAGACGCCGATGCGTGGGCGATCTGGCAGGCCAACGGACTCGACGCCGACTCGGCGCTCGTGCACCGGGCGCAGCTGGCGATGGGCGACGCCTACGTGATCGTCGGCCCGGCGGATGAGGAGGGTGGCGCGCCGGTGATCACACCGGAGGACCCGCGGGAGGTCGTCACCGCTCATGACCCGATCCGCCGCCGTCGGACGGTTGCGGCGTTGAAGGCGTACCGGGATGTGGAGCAGGGCCGCGACGTCGCCTACCTGTACCTGCCCGGCGTCGTTCTCCGTGCTGGCCGCCGGCCGGACGCCGCGGCGGTCGGGGTGCAGCTTGACGTCGGCGGCTGGGAGTGGGAAGGGGCGCAGACGACACGGGTTCCGGCGGTGCCGGTGGTGCGGTTCGCGAACCGTGCCGATCTGGCGGGCCGGTCGCTCGGAGAGTTCGAGGACGTCATGGACGTGCTCGACCGGATCAACTTCATGGTGCTGCAGCGGCTCGTCGTCGCCGCGTTGCAGGCGTTCCGTCAACGGGCCGTGTCGAACCTGCCGGACCGGGACGCCGACGGGAACGAAATCGACTACAACGGGATCTTCTCCGCCGACCCGGGGGCGCTGTGGCAACTGCCTGAAGGGGCCGAGATGTGGGAGTCGCAACAGGTTGACCTGACCCCGATCCTGTCCGCGGTCCGCCACGACATCCAAGACCTCGCCGCTGTCACCCGGACGCCGCTGTTCTACCTGACCCCGGACGCGGCGAACGGCTCCGCTGAGGGGGCGTCGCTGGCTCGTGAGGGGCTGGTGTTCAAGACGCAGGACCGGCTGTTGCAGGCAGGCGAGTCGTGGGAGCAGGTGATGTCGCTGGCGTTCGCGTTCGCCGGCGACGAGGAGCGGGCCCGCCGTGGCGACATGGAAGTGATCTGGTCGTCGCCGGAGCGGTTCAGCCTGGTGGAGCGGTACGACTCGGCGTCGAAGGCTCAGGCGGCTGGTGTGCCGTGGCGGACGGTGATGACCGACGTGCTGCAGTTCACTCCGCAGCAGGTGACCCGCATGGAAGCCGAACGAGCGACCGATGTGCTGTTGGCCGGCATCCAAGAACCGGCCGAGCGTGAGCCGGTGTCAGCTGATGCCGCTACCTGACCGGCAGCGGCGGGCGTTGACCCGCCGACATCAGACGTTCCTTGACCGTCTCGGACTGCGGGCCGGTGTGCTGTTGGCGTCGGTGTGGGATGGCCTGGACGGCTACGACGAGGCGGACGTCGACGATTTCGAGGCACGGTCGAGGCCGCCGCTGGCCGCGGCGAAGCGTGTCGCGGTGGCGTCGAGCGTCGCCTACTTCTCGACGCTCGCCCAGATCCGTCCCGCCGCGATCGAACCCGGAGACGTGCCGGTGCCGGTCGAGACCCGGGAACCATTCATCGCCTACTGGGCGGCGCTGAAGAACGGACACCCCGTCGAAGCCGCGCTTGAATCCGGGCGGGGTCGGGCGGCGGCGATCGCGGCGAACTTCGTCGTTTCCGCGGCGCGTCGCACCGGCGACCACGCCACCGCCAGCGCCGAAGTGGACGTGATCGGTTTCGAGCGTGTCGCGAACCGCGGCGCGTGCACGTGGTGCCGGGCCCGTTCCGGCACCGTCTACGACACCGCCGAAGCAGCCGACTACGGCCACGACCGCTGCCACTGCTCCGCCGCCCCGGTCTTCGCATGATCTCTCGCCCCGCAACGGGGCACCAGCCACCCGCAACGGGAGGAACCCATCCATGACCGATGTGTCCGCAACGGACGCCACCACCACCGCCGACACCGTCGACACCGAAGCCGCAACGGCACCGGAGAAGGACTGGCAGGCGGAAGCCGACAAGTGGAAGCGCCAGTCTCAGAAGCAGGAAGAGCGCGCCAAGGCCAACGCCGCGGCCGCTGCCGAGCTCGCTGAGCTGCGCAAGTCCACGATGACCGACCTCGAGAAGGCCGTTGCCGAGGCCCACGCGAAGGGCCGCGCTGAAGGCGCCGCGGAGGCCGGGTCGAAGCTCGTCGCCGCCGAGCTGCGCGCCGCCCTGGCGGGCCGCAACGTCGACGTCGACGCGCTCCTCGAAGGAGTCAACCAGTCCCGGTTCATCGGCGACGACGGCGACCCCGACCGGGAAGCGATCGGCAAGTGGGTGGATCGCATCGCCCCCATCCCCGAGCAGCCGGAGAACCCTCTCGCCGCCGTGCTCGACCTGGGGCAGGGGCAGCGCAGCGGGTCAGCGATGGCGCTCAACGGGGACCCGCTCGAGCGGGCCCTCAAGTCGAAGCTCGGCATCACCTGAGCACCCTTCCGTAAGGAGAACCTGTCATGGCGATTTCCGCCGCAACCGTCACCGGCGACTTCTCCGGCTTCCTGCCGGCGAACATCGCTGCCCCCATCTTCGAACGTGCCGCCCGCATGTCGGTCGTGCAACGCGTCGCCCCTCAGATCCCGCTCGGCGCGAACGGCGAATCGATCCCGGTCGTCACCGGACGCATGTCGGCCGGCTGGGTCGCTGAGGCCGCAGCCAAGCCGGCGTCGTCCGGGTCGATGACGCTGAAGACGATGACCCCGCAGAAGCTCGCCGCCATCGCGGTCGTCTCGGCGGAGGTCGTGCGCGCCAACCCCGGCAACTACATGAACCTGCTCCGCCCGCAGATCGCGGAGGCGTTCGCCGTCGCGTTCGACTACGCGGCGCTGTACGACGCCGGCCCCGACGGCACCCCCTCCGGTGGCCCGTTCTCGACGAACCTCGCCGCGACGACGAAGGACGTCGAGTTCGGCACGTCGGCGCAAAACACCGGCGGCGTCCACAACGATCTCGTCGACGCTCTGAAGCTCCTCGTGCAGGACAGCGACGCGGTCGGTCGCCGCTACCGGCTCACCGGCTGGGTGCTCGACCCGAAGGTGGAGGGCATCCTCCTCGACGCCGTCGACACGACCGGCCGCCCGATTTGGACGGCGATGGAGACCCCCGACGGGACGGTCAACATCGGCGCCGGTGTGCAGAACGGTCGGCTGCTCGGTCGGCCCGCCGCGATGGGCGAGCTGTCGTACGGGATCACGTGCGGGTTCGGCGGCGACTTCTCGCAGTGCGCGTGGGGTGTCGTCGGAGGCATCAGCTACGACGTGTCGACCGAGGCGACCGTGACGATCAACGGGTCGCTCACGTCGCTGTGGGAGAACAACCTCGTCGCGATTCGGGCGGAGGCCGAGTACGGCTGGCTCGTGAACGACGTCGACGCGTTCGTGCAGTTGACGGACATCCAGACGTCCTGAACCAAGAGACCCCGGACCGGTCCAGGCTGGTCCGGGGTCACCTGCTGTTGGAGGTGGCATGTGGCTGCTCTCGCGACCATCGTCGATCTTCAGCAGCGGGTCGCCATCGACCTGAACGACGGGACCGTGAAGGCCCGCGCCGTCGCCCTGTTGGACGACGCGTCGGCGGCGGTGCGTGCCGCAGCCGGTGGTCAGGTCATCTCGTCGGTGGCGAACGACTCGGTGAAGATCGTTCCACAGTGCGGCATCGTCCGCCTCCCGCAGATCCCGGTGACGGCTGTGGATTCGGTTGTGGACAAGGACGCTGCGGCGCTCGACTTCACCTGGTATCAGGTTGACGGCGGCGGGACCGAGATCACGCTCACGTCGGCTGAGGTGTACCGGTTTGACTACGAGTACCCGTGGCGCACCCCGCTGGCTCCGGTCACCGTCGTCTATGACCACGGCTACGACCCGGTCCCGGACGACATCGTCGCCCTGGTGTGTCAGGTGGCGGCGCGGGCGTTGGGTCGGCCACCGGAGACGTCCGGGTTGACGCAGGAGACGATCGGCGCCTACTCGTACAGCATCGGTGTCGCCGCCGCGGCTGGCGGGCTCGGGTTGCTCGACTCGGAGAAGGTGATCGCCCGCCGCTACGCCAACCCGGTCCGACCGGCTCGCCAGATCCGCGTCGGATGATCACCCTTCCGCACACGGTGACCGTGCAACGCGCGTCGTCGTCGTCCGACCGGTACGGCAACAGCGAACCGGACTGGTCGGCGCCGTCCGAGGCGGAGGTGCGGGCGTTCGTGCAGCAGCGGACCCTGCCCGGTGAGCAGCACGCCGACGGCCGCCAGGTCGTGGTCACTGGCTGGGTGGCGTTCATGGATCCGGCCACTGCGATCGCCGCCGGCGACCGGGTCGTGTGGGACGGGCGGACGTTCGAGGTCGACGGTGTCCCTGGGTCGATGTGGACGACGACCGCCGCTCATCACCTCGAGGTCGCGCTGCGCACCGTCGACGGCTGACCCCTCTGGAGCCTCGCCATGTTGAACGTCGCCCTGATCGGCAACCACTCCGTGCCCCATTCGACCGAGACACACCTGGCGAACGCTTGGGAAGCCAACGGCCACGACGTGGCCCGCATCCAAGAGGCGCCGTCGGCGTGGCGACACATGGCCGAACGGATCCCCGACGACGTCCAGCTCGTGCAGTGGGTAACCACCTACGACTACGCGCCGCCCGTCACCTACGACGACCAGCGCCGCTTCCTGAAAGAGATCCGAAACCGCGGCGTCCCGATCATCGGCACCCATCTGGATCGCTGGTGGGGATTGGATCGGGAGCATCGCATCCGCGAGTCGCCGTTCTTCACCGTCGATCTGCTGGCGACGGCCGACGGCGGACACAACGCACAATGGGCCGAAGTCGGGATCGAGCACGTGTGGATGCCGCCCGGCGTCTCAGAGGCCGAGTGCGAACCCGGCACGTTCCGCGAGGACTTCTCTTCCGACGTCGCGTTCGTCGGATCGTGGCAGGGCCACTATCACCGCGAATGGCCCCACCGCGGGCAGCTCGTCCGGTGGCTGCGTGAGACGTACGGCACCCGCTGCCGGTTCTGGCCAGCCAAGGGGCAGCCAGCTGTTCGAGGCGAGGCGCTGCGCGACCTGTACGCGACGGTGAAGGTGCTCGTCGGCGACTCCTGTCTCGCCGGCGGCCAGACCAGGTACGCAAGTGATCGGATCCCGGAGACGCTCGGACGTGGCGGGTTCCTCATCCACCCGCACGTCGAAGGTGTCACCGACGGCCGCCTCTACAGCGACGGGCAGCATCTGCTGACGTGGCACGTCGGTGACTGGTCGAGCCTGCGTGACCTGATCGACGGGTCGCTCCGCTACGACTCCACACGAGAGCGGGTCGCCGAGCTCGGCCGCCGCCATGTGCTCGCCGGCCACACGTACGAGGTGAGGATGCGTCAGCTCGTCGCCGTCCTCGAGCAGCGGGGCATGCTGTGAAACCCGCCGTCGTGAACGGCCGGTGGCGGCTGATCCTGCCGGACAGCATCGCCGACTGGGATGCGATCTCCCGCTGGGAAGTCGAACGGTTCGCGTCGATGGAGCACCATCTCCGGCACGGGATGACCCTGTTCGACGTCGGCGCCGAGCACGGCTGGATCTCCGCGATCTACGCATCGTTCGTCGGCGCCGAGCACATGGTGCTGATCGAACCGACCGGGCCGCTGTGGGGCAACATCCGGCTCACGTGGGAGCACAACGCTCTGGCGGCGCCGCTCGCCACCGTCCGGTCGCTGGTCGGGCACGCCGGCCAGTGGGGTGCCGGCGAAGCCGAGATCAACGTCGGTGGGTGGCCTGACTGTTCGATCGGCGGCGAATGGGGCGCCATGTCATACACGTACCTGCACGAACCGAAGCACCTGACCGAATGTCCGGTGACGACCATCGATCGGCTGGCCCGGACGGCGATGCCGGACGCGATCACGATCGACGTCGAAGGTGCCGAGCTTGACGTGCTGCGCGGCGCAGACATGGTGCTGCGGATGCGTCGCCCGCTGGTGTGGGTGTCGATTCACCCGGATCTGATGGCCCGCGACTACGCCGCCACCCCGGAAGAGCTGCTCGCCTACATGGCGGAGCGTGGCTACGACGGGGAGCATCTCGGCACTGACCACGAGCAGCATTGGCTCTTCTCGCCGTGCTGACCGGGCTCGATTGGTGGCGCAGTCTCGAAGGTGACGCCATCGACGACAACACGGCAGGGGTCCCGCCATACGACGTCGACCGGGTCGCCGAGATCGTGACCAACAAGCTCGAGGTGCGCGAAGGCCCGGTGCTGGACTTCGGGTGCGGTACCGGTCGTCTCACGGCCGCCGTAGCGCGGTTGCGGCCCGGCTTCGACATTCGCGGCGTGGAACCCGCTGACGCGATCCGGGCCAGGTTCATCGAGCGTCTAGTTCCTGCTGTGGTGGATCCGGTCATCCCGGACGTGTGGTTCGTCGGCGCCTACACCGTCACCGTGCTCCAACACCTCACCCACGGCGAAGGGGCGGTGGCGATCAAGTCGATCGGGCAGCGTCTCGTCCCCGGTGCACGGCTAGTAGCCCAGTACGTCGAAGGTGACGAGCACGGCCCGACGTCGCACCAGGTCAACCGTGACGTCGTATTCGACTGGTGTCACGCCGCCCGGCTCGCACCGATCACCCACCTCCTCAACGACTGCTACAGCGAATGGCGTTGGATCGTCGCGGTGAAGCGATGATCCCGGTCCGCTGGCTCGACGCTCATCCGCTCTGCTGGGACCAGGCCCTCCTCGACGAGATGCTCCCGGCTGAGACGCCCCGCCAGACGGTCGTCGTCCCGGCCCGCTACCACACCCCCGGCGACGTCGACCCGGCGGACGTGGCGATCCTCACGTCGGACGAGGAATCAATCTTCCCGTGGCGCGAGCTGCGCGCTCCGCTCGTGTGGATCCAGACCCCCCGACCCGACATCCACGCCGGCCATGACCGGTTCTGGCCGCTCGGCTGGCCGGCCGACACCAGGGCGCTGCTCGGCCAGCTGCAGGGCGACGGACCCGTCGACCCGACGGGGGACTGGTGGTTCGCCGGTCAGGTCAACCACCGCCGCCGCCAAGAGGCCGTCGCGGCGATGCGGGCCGTCGACCCGGCGAACGTCGTCGAAACGCCCGGCTTCACCCAAGGCGCGGCCAGAGACCGCTACTTGGCCACGTTGGCGGCGGTCAAGGCCGCGCCGTGCCCGTCCGGGCCGAAGACGCCGGACACGTTCCGGGTGTGGGAGGCGCTCGAGGCCGGAGTGGTGCCGATCGCCGACGGCCGATGCCCGGCCGGAGTCGATGGCTACTGGCCATTCACGTACGGGCAGGTGCCATTCCCGATCATCGACGACTGGGCCAACCTGCCCGACGTCCTGGCCGTCGAGCTCGACCGATGGCCGGCCAACGCGAACCGCTGCTTCGCATGGTGGCAGCTGCACAAGCGCACCCTCCGCCGCCAGCTCCTCGACGACGTCGGCTGCAGCGACCAGCGCCCCGTCACGGTGCTCATCCCGACGTCGCCGATCCCGACCCATCCGGACACGTCGATCATCGAGACCACCGTCGCCTCCGTCCGACACTGGCTCCCCGACGCCGACATCATCATCATGTGCGACGGGGTCCGCACCGAGCAGGAACACCACCGCGGCCGGTACGAGGCATATCTGCGCAGGCTGCTGTGGCTCTGCCAATGGCGATGGCAGGGTGTCACCCCGATCGTGTTCGACGACTTCCAGCATCAGGCGAACATGACCCGCGTCACGCTCGGTCACGTCGACACCCCGGCGGTGCTGTTCGTCGAGCACGACACGCCGCTCGTCACCGACTGGCTCATCGACTGGCCCGCCCTCTTCGACGCCGTCGGCGACCAGCTCGACGTGATCCGGTTGCATCACGAAGCGGTGATCGTCGGGTCGCACCGCCCGCTCATGGTCGACAAGACACCGATCGACTTCGCTGGGGCGCCGATCCTGCGCACAACCCAATGGTCGCAACGCCCCCACCTCGCTGCCGCCGGCTACTACCGGCGGATCCTCGACGACCACTTCCCCACATCGGGGCGCACGATGATCGAGGACAAGATGCACTCGGTCGCCCAGGTCGAAGGCTGGCACGCGCATCGCATCGGCCTCTACGCACCGGGGGAGAACCTGAAGCGCAGCTGGCATCTCGACGGGCGCGGCGACGACCCGAAGTTCGAGTGCAGGTTCACGTGAAGATCGGAGTCATCGCCCAGTCCACGAACCGTGGCCTCGGCATTCAGACGTGGGAAGCCTGCCGGCATCTGAACCCGGAGCGGGTGCTGCTCATCCGCCCCCGCCCGTGCCGGGTGTCGGAGCATCCCAACCGGTACCGCGATTGGGACACGACGTCGGTTGACTGGCCCGCCCGTGACGTCCTCGACGACCAGACGGTGAAGCGGTGGCTGTCCGGGCTCGACGTCGTCTACACCGCCGAAACGCTCTACGACTGGCGGATGCCCAGCTGGGGTCGGGCCGGGATCGTCTGCCACGTCAACCCGGAGATGCTGCGCCCCGACCGGGCGGCGATCCCCGACATCACCTGGTGGGCGGCGACCGACTGGCGGCTCCCCCTGCTCCCGTCCGACACACGCGTCGTTCCGATGCCCGTCGCCGTCGACCGGTTCACCCCCACGACACCAGCCGACGGGCCTACCCGGTTCCTGCACGTCGGCGGTGTCACAGCGATGCGCGACCGAAACGGCGTCCGCATCGCTGCCGCCGCTCTCCACCACCTCGAGCAGCCCGTCCACGTCCGGTTCGCCACACAGGACCGGACCATCCCGCTCGGCAAGCACACACCGCTCCACGTCACCGTCGACGTTCACCGGTTCGAGACCCCCGACTACTGGCGGCTCTACGACGACGCTGACGTGCTCGTCATGCCCCGCCGCTACGGCGGACTGTGCCTCCCGGCCCAGGAGGCGATGGCCGCCGGCCTCGCCGTCATCGTCACCGACTGCGAACCGAACGACACGTGGCCCGGGTTGAAGATCCCCGTCGACCGCTTCGACCAGGTCGACATGCCCGGCGGCACCGTCGACGTCGCCGAACCATCCACCACTGCGCTGGCCAAGCTCATGGACCGGCTCGCCGCCCCCTCGTCGCTCGCGGTGTGTCAGAAGATGTCCCGCCAGTGGGCGCGGCTGAACTCGTGGGAGCGGCTCCTACCGGTGTGGCTCGACGAGCTCGACCGGGCCGCTACCCGACCGCCTCGCCCGGCCGGGCCAAGAGTCAGTGTGCTGATTCCGTTCGGCGGCGACGACCCGCAACGGGTCCGGCTGCTCGACTGGGTGACCGACTGGTGGCGAACGAACTTCCCGGACTGGCAGGTGATCGTCGGACGCTGCGAAGGCGACTGGGTGAAAGCCCGAGCCGTCGAAACCGCTGCCCTGCAGGCGACCGGCGACCTGTTCGTCATCGCCGACGCCGACGTCTACTGCGACCCGCAGACGGTGCGCATCGCTGCCGCTCAGGCACTGCGGTTCGGATGGGCCAAGCCACACGGCCAGGTGCACCGCCTCGACGAAGCATCCACCGCCGTCCTCCTCGCCGGCGGCGAAGAGCCGCGGCGGTTCATGGAGCAGCACCACGCCAACCAGGGCGGCGGCATCACCGCCATCACCCGCTCCGTGTGGCAACGGGTGCCGCTCGACCCCCGCTTCGTCGGCTGGGGTCAAGAGGACTCTGCCTGGTCGCTTGCGCTGCACCTGCTCGTCGGGCCGCCCGGTCGGAACGACGGGCCGCTGATCCATCTGTTCCACCAGCCCGCGCAGCGGCTGACCCGCAACGCCGGCAGCCGCGAGAGCAAGAACCTGTTCATCCACTACCGGCAGGCCAACCATGAACGCATGACGGCGATGGCTGCGACGGCGCGGGAGATGCTCGATGGCGAAGGTGCGGATCGTGCTGAACCGGTCCGGGGTGCGGCAGCTGCTCCGATCGTCTGAAGTGCAGGGCGATCTGCGCGGCCGGGCTTCCCGGATCGCGACGGCGGCCGGCGACGGTCATGAGGTCGAACTCGCCGTAGGCCGTGTCCGTGCCCGGGCGTCGGTGCGCACGGCGACGTTCGAGGCGATGCGCGCCGAGGCGGAGAATCGCACGCTCAGCAGAGCCATCGATGCGGGGAGGGGCTGACCATGCCCGCAGACCCTGTCGAGTTCCCCGACGCCGTCAAGATCGTGATCGACGCCATCGACCCGCAGATGTGGGTACCCGTCCTCTCCCGAGTCCCCGACGAACGCCCCGCCCGGTTCGTGACCGTGCGCCGCATCGGCGGCCCCCGCATGAACCTCGTCGCCGACGAGGCGATGCTCACCGTCGAAGCGTGGGGATCCGACGAAGCCGACGCCCACGACCTGTGCCAGCAAGCCCGAGCTCTCATCTACGCGATGCGTGGGACCACGTCGTCCGGAGTCGCTGTCTACCGGATCACGGAGATCTCCGGCCCCGCCCGACTCCCGGACCTGTCCGACCATGAGCGGTACACGTACACGGTCCAGATCGGGATGCGCGGATCGCTGCTGACCCCCATCTCCTGAGCCTCGCCGCCAGGGCCTCGCCACCTGAGAACCGACACCTTCGCCGCGTGGCGGCGTGAGTTCAGGAGGCCGCCTTCATGGCCGGTGATGTTGACAACCCACGCATCTGGATCAACGCCGACGTGTACCACGCGCCGGAAGGCTCCACGATGCCGACCACCCCCGCCGCGGCTCTCGACCCGGCGTTCGAGGCGCTCGGGCTTCTCTCCGACGACGGGATGACCGAATCCCGCGAGGAAGAGCAGACCGACCACTACGCGTGGGGCGGCATCCTCGTGCGCACCACCCGCGCCAAGCACAAGCGCACCTTCACCGTCACCGCGCTCGAGGACAACGGCCGCGTCTTCTCGGTCGTCAACCCCGGCTCGACGGTGACGATCGCCGGCGCGAACGTGACCCGCGGCCACTACGTGCCGACCGAGCCGAACGTCAGGGCGTGGGTGATCGAGACCGTCGACGGGGACATCACTCGCCGGTTGTGCGTCGCTCGCGGTGAGGTCACCTCAGTGGGTGACGTCGTGTCGTCCGACTCCGAGATGACCGGGTACGAGCTGACGATCACCGTCTACCCGGACGCGAACGGTCTGCTCTACACCGAGCTCACCGACGACCCGCAGAACATCACCGAGTCCTGACCTGTTCCTCGGGTGGGTGGTCCCCTTTGGCGAGGCTCGCCACCCACCCGAGTCAGACCCTTGAGCCACGCCGAGGAGCCTCGTCATGCCGAAGAAGGAACAGCGCGTCGTCGTCCTCTCCGACTTCATCGAAGAGCACGCCGCCGAGTCGGTCATCATCCGCACCCCAACCGGAGACCTGTTCGTCCCGTCGCCGCTCATGTGGCCCGACGAAGCGATCGAAGCCGGCAAGCAAGGCGACATGGTCGCGTGGGCGAAGGCGCTGCTCGGCGACGCCCAGTACGCCACCTACACGTCGTCGGGCGGGACGGCCAACATGCTGTCCAGAATGATCGCCGACGCGCAGGGTGTCGCCGAGGGGGAATGATCGGCCTTCTCGTGTTCGTGCGTGAGCATGGGGAGGCGATCGAAGCGGATCTGCTCCGCTGGTACGGGCTGGACCTGTTCGACCTGGGCCGGCCGCGTCTGTCGATGCGCCGCTTCCGGAACCTCATCGGCCGGCTGCCGCGTGACGCGGAGCTGTGGCGGGAGATGCACGGCGACGTGATGGCGTGGGGTCCGGTCGAGCATCTCGTCGCGGATCTGGTCGACGTCGAGCGGTTGGCGCTGTGGCAGCGGGGCGGCAACTCGAAGGCGCCCCGGCCGCAACCGATCGACCGGCCCGGCACGTCACGTCGCCGCAAGTCGGAGCTGTCCGGCGGGGAGATGAAACGACGGCTGATCGACCTGCACCGTCGAGACGAGGCACGGAGGCGAGACGATGGCAGTTGAGCTCGCGACCGCCTACGTGTCGATTACGGCGTCGGCGAAGGGCATCCAACGGTCGATCGAGCAGGAGTTCGGCGCGCCGTTGGAGAAGGCGACCCGCAAGGCCGGGGACACCGCCTCGAACGAGATCTCCCGGGTTCAGCGGGCGTCGGCCGGGTTGGGGAAGGTGCTCGGCGCCGGGTTCGCCGGGTTCGCCGTGGGTGGCGCGGTGGTGGACGGGATCTCCCGGGCGGTCGGAGCGGCGGTCGACTTCCAGGAGACCGTGTCGAAGACCGAAGCGATCTTCGGTGACCAGTCCGACGCGATCCGGGAGTGGGCCGACCAGGCGGCCGCCGATTTCGGTCAGTCGAAGCAGGGCGCGCTCGACGCGGCGTCGACGTTTGGGAACATCTTCGATCAGCTCGGGTTCGGCACCGATCAGACGGCGGCCTTCTCTCAGCAGCTGACTGAGCTGGCGTCTGACTTCGCGTCGTTCCACAACGCCGACATCACACAGGTGATCGAGGCGCAGACGGCGGCGTTCCGCGGCGAGTTCGACGCGCTGCAAAGGTTCGTGCCGACGATCACGGCGGCGTCGGTGCAGCAGCAGGCGATGGCCGAGACCGGCAAGACGAACGCGGCGGCGCTGACCGCGCAGGAGAAGGCGGCGGCGACGGTCACGCTGATGTTCCGGGACGCCGGTGAGGCGCTCGGCGACTTCGACCGCACCGCCGACTCGGCGGCCAACCGGAGCCGCACCCTTCAGGCCACGCTCGACAACCTGACCGTCACCATCGGCCAGAAGCTGCTGCCGATCGTCGACGAGGGCATCCGCTCATTGGGCGGACTCGCGAGCGTGGCGTCCGCCGCTGAGCAAAAGGACGCGGGCGGGTTCTTCGACGGGCTAAAGGACGCCGCCGGCGGGTTCCTCGGCACCCTTCAAGAGTTTCGCCAGATCAACCCGCTGACCGTCGGCATCGACGCGCTCATCACGAACGCAGAGGATGCGGGCCGGTCACTGCTCGGGATGGGTTCCGGAGCGCAGGAAGCCGCCGACGGGCTCGGCGCGGTCACTGAAGGGGCGTCCCGGTCGGCGGGGGCGATCCGTGCGCAACGGGCGGCGCTGGACGCCGCGGCCGATTCGTCGGGTGCGCTGGCTGGCGCCGCCCAGTCGGTCGCCGACCAGCTTGCCGGCATCGAGGAGAAGGCGAACGACGCGCTGACGGCGACGCTGTCGCTGTTCGATTCGCAGATCGGGCTCGAGTCGGCGCTGCAAGGCGTCGATGAAGCGGCGGTTGGGGTGCTGTCGAACATGGATGCGATCGCCGCCGGCGGCGAGGGGGCGGCGGAGGCGTCCGGGAATCTGTCGGAGTCGCAGCGCGACTTCCGTGCGTCGGCGTTGGAGGCTGCGGCGTCGGCTGCCCGCCTGGCCGAGGACCAGGCCCGCCTGGAGGGGCGCACCTTGTCGGCGTCGGAGAAGGCGCAAGCCCAGGTCGGCGCCCTCGAGGATCTGGCCGGGAAGTTCCCGACGTTGCGGCCTCTCATCCAGGGCTACATCGACAAGCTGAACGAGGTTCCGCCGTCGAAGGCGACCGACGTGTCGGTGAACGACCGGGCCTCGGCGGTGTTGGCCAACATTCTGCGGCAGCTTGCGCGCATCTCCGGTCAACGGTACGTGGCGGACGTGTCTGCCGGCGGTGCCGAGCCCCACGCGAAGGGCGGCCCGGTCGCTGCCGGCATGCCGTACCTGGTCGGCGAAGAAGGCCCGGAGCTGTTCGTGCCGAAACGGTCCGGCACCATCGTCCCCAACCGGTCCGGCGCCATGTCCGGCATCTCCGCAATCGGACCGGCCTCGGCGACCGTCTACGACCTGCGCGGTGCGGTCATCGCGTCTGACACCGAGCTGGCCCGTCGGATGCGGCGCGCCGGTCAGGTCGGGACGCTGGTCGGGATCGGCTGATGACGGTCCCCCCGACGCTTCTCGCAGCCGCGACCGGGCTCGGCACCGCCGCCACAACCGCGACCCTGCCGGGTCTCGTCACCGGGGCAACCCTGATCGTCTCCGTGAAGGCCGCCGCCGAATCCGGTAGCACCATAGGCAACCCGGTCATCACCGACACGATCGGCACGCTCACCTACGACGACACACCGGCCGGGCTCACCTCGACGATCGAGAAGGACGCCAACGTCTCCGACTCGACCCGGCAATGCCTGACCGCGATCTACACCGCGACGGTCGGCGCCGACCTCACCGGAACGGTGACGGCGACCGTGAGCAACGCCGATGTGGTGCGGGTCGCCGTCTACCAGATCGACGAGACGGTCACGTTCCTCGCCACGGCGAGGGACGACGGGGCGCTGCCCCTCGCACCGGACATCGGCTCCGCTCCGGAGCTCGACGACGTCGTGTTCGGATGCTTCGCGCAACACGAGTACGTCATTCCGTCGTCGGTGCTGGCGGACACCGGCACGTCGACCGTCGACTCCGGCTCGGCTGGTGACGGCACCACCACCGGCGTCTCCGTGTCGCTGCGCTGGCTCGACGTCATCCGGGTCGATTCGACCGATGACACGCTCGACTGGTTCTACGACTCGGGTGGCGGCTGGTGCCACGCAGCGTCGGTGCTGTCGTACCGGTCGACAGCGGCGCCGGATCCGCCGGTCGAAGACGAATCCGGGGTCGGCACCCGCATCGAGCTCGCCTACGGCGGCGGCCCGTTCACCGAAGCGGCCGACCTGACGTGGACGGACGAGACCGAGAACCTCGACGGCCGCGACGTCGTGACATGGCGACGCGGCGACGACGCTCCGTTCCCGGCGCCGCAACCCGGTGAGGCGTCGTTCTCGCTCATCTCGACGACCCGCCGCTACGACTCCGCCCACGCCACCGGTCCGCTGTACGGACAGCTGCTCCCCAGGGTGCCGTGCCGGATCACCCGCTACCTCGCCGGTATCCCGTACCGCCGGTTCTTCGGGTTCGTCAGAGCGTTCCCGCTCGAGGACGCCGACGCCGGCGCGTCCGGTCAGGTGACCCGCATCGAAGCCGACGACGCGTTCACGATCTTGCAGACGATCGCTGCGCCCCGCTCGGAGCATGAGCTGCGGGTGTTGCAAGACGATCCGCTCGGATACTGGCCGCTCGACGACTCTGAGGGTGGCTACACGCGGGACACTGGCCGGTTCGACTTCTTCGGCGAGTTGCCGCACGGACTCACGTCGTCGCCGGTCGCCGAGTTCGGCGGTGACGGTGGGGTGGTCGGCGCCTACGCGGATTCGGCGCTCGCCGGCGTCGCAGGCACCGCCACTCACACTCACCCGGACGGCGACGTGGATATCGCCGCGATCGAGTTCATCGCCGATATGGGGGTGAACGAGTTCCCCGACTACTCCGGGTCGGGGACCGAGAGCTACACGACCCGCGTCGTGCAGATCCAATCAGGATTGGCGTCGTGGGTGGCACGCATCGTCCGCACCTACTCAGAGGCGCCGCTCACCGGCCACTTCGCCGAAGTGACAAGGTTGCAGATGTATTGGGCGGACGGGTCAACGACCCGGGCCGCCGAGAACATCGAGATCGGCCGCATCCCGTTCTTCGATGTTGCCACCCAATCGGCGAGCCTGGACCGGTTGAAGTCCACGGCGGCCGGCAGGGAAGCGGTGCGGGCGTGGAAGGCGTTCCGCGAATCGGAGCGGATCACACGAAACCTCGAAGTGTGGGCATGGGTCGAAGCTTCGACCGGCAGGGACGCGTCCGGCACGTTGGATCTGGCGCGGCAACAGAAACGGACCACTGAACAGGCTCACCGTGACGCGGCGGCGGCGATCAAACAGGCGCAGGCGGCGCGCATCCTTGCGGTGTCGAACACGGCGGCGTTAGCGAATCTGGACGTCGCCCGAGATGACACGTCCCGCCCGGTTCACATCGTCGGGCGCGTCACCTCCGGGCCGACGTTGCAAGTGTGGGTCGACGGTGAGCTGGTCGCGTCGTCGACGACAACCGGCGACCCTGGCGGCGCTGGGGTGCTTTCTAACTCGGTTCGGATTCGGCTCGCCCCCCGCGGCGTCCCGGTCGGCCATGTCGCCGCCTACGACCACGACCTCGACCCGCAGTCGATCCTCGAACACTACGTCAGCGCCCGGGCCGGGATCGGCCCGCAACGCACCGGGGAACGTGCACGGATGGTGCTCGCCGCCGCCCACTGGCCGACGTCGTTTTCCGACGTTGACAACGGCCACTCCTACATCACCGGCCCCCCGACCGGGTCGACGCTCTCCTACCTGCAGCAGCTCGCCGAAGCCGAGCAGACCAGGATCTTCGTCGCCGGTGACGGCAAGGTCACGTTCCGGGGACGCATGTGGGACGTCACCGCCACAGAGGCGACCGTCGCGCAAGCCACCCTCGTCGGACACGAAGGAGACCCGGCCGAACGGTTCGCCGCCGTGCACCGCTCCCCGGCGTCGGCGGAGACGATCATCAACGATGTGATGGTCGTCCGCGACGGCGGCATCGCACAACGGCGGACGATCCCGATCACCCAACGGCAGGGCGGCACCTTCACAAGAGGGTACGCCGGGTTGCCGTTGAACAGCGACGCGGCGGCCGGCTACTTCGCCGCCTACATCGTCGACCGGTACAGCACCCCGCAGGACCGCATCGACCAGCTCGTCATCGACGCCGCGTTCGACTCAGCCTACTGGCTGCCGATCGTCTCCACCCTCGACCTCGGCCACCGGGTCCTCGCCGAGTTGCATCCGCAGCAGGTCGGCGCCGTCCTAGAGCAGGACGCGACGATCGAAGCGGTCGAGGAGCAGTTCACGCTCGACGGGTCGCTGCACACCGTCGCTCTGCATCTGGTGCCGGCGCAGGAGTCGGCCATCGACGCACCGTGGGCGCTCGTCGGGACGACGCTGTTCGACGGCGAGACCCCGATCCACTTCTGAGCCGGGAGGCCGTCAGCGATGCCGATACCTGACTGGACGGACGCGCCCACCCAAACCGAGCTCGACGAGTGGGTGACGAAGCAGACGATCAACCTCGTCACGTCCGCCGGGCACCCGTCGCCCGGCAACCCGATGCGAGTCATCGGCGAAACCAACAACCTCGCCCTTCTCGCCGACGACGGCACCGACTTTCGGGAGATCATGCGCCTCGGCGCCTGGCACAGCTTCACGCCGACGATCGACGGGGCCACCTCCGACCCGGCACGCGTCAACGGCACCTGGTCGGGACAGTACGTGCTTCTCGGCAACCTCGGGCTGTTCATGTGGCAGATCACGTTCGGCTCGTCGGACACGTTCGGGTCGGGTGAGTGGCGGTTGACGCTGCCGGACGGGTTGACGACCTACAACTCGGTCGCGTTCCGGTTGGGGACGTTCCACGCCTACGACGCGTCCACCGCCGCCAACGATCAGGTGCTCGTCCCGTTTCTGCACACCAGCGACGCCACCCTCATCCGGGTCGGCCAGGTCCAAGGCGGGGTGGCGAACATCTCCAACACGGTCCCGTTCACGTGGGTGTCCACCGACCAGCTCAACGGGTTCGCTCTCGTCCCGTTGGACCTCTGAACATGCCCCGCTACGACCGGGCCGAATGGCGGCCGCTGCCGGAGACGCTGCCCGGCCCGGAGATGCAACCGATCGGTCGGGTCCGTTCGTTCGTCATCCACACCCACGTCGGTCCGAAGGGTGGCGGGTTCCGGCTGCCGCCGCAACCGGGCCAGGAGTACACGTTCGACATGCGCGTGGGTGCCGACCGGGCCGGCAAAGCCGGGCTCCGCCAATACATGGACTCGAGCGTGCGGGCGGACAACAACTACAAGGCGAACGGGTTCATCCGCGACGGCGTCTACTACATCTCCGGGTCCGTCGAAACCGGCGACCAGTACTACGACGGCGACCCCGGCCTGACCAAGACCTTCACCGAGCTCGGCCAGTGGGATTCGCTGGTGCATCTGTGCGCCTGGTACGTGCAAACCCACGACCTGCCGATCCAGTGGTGTCCGGACCCGTACGGGCCGGGGTTCGGGTGGCATTCGATGTGGCGGACCGTCACCCCCGACAACCCGCACGACGACACGATCTGGACAAAGACCGCGTCGAAGACCTGTCCCGGCGCCGGCAAGATCCGCCAACTCCGCGCCGAGCTGCTACCGGCGATCCGTGACGTGCTGTCCGTCAAGCCGCCGTCGAAGCCCGATCCGGTGCCACCCCCGGTGCCGACGTTGGAGGACGAGATGCTGTTCATCGCCAAGAGTCCGACCGGCGGATTCCACCTAGTCGCCATGACCGGATCGGGGGTCACGACGGTGGCGGTGGCGTCCGGCGCCGACCTCGAGCAGTTCGTGCGGCTCGGCGTCACGGTGCTCGACACGCTCACCGTCGAACAGTGGGCACAGCTCCGCGCTCCGAAGGTGTCGACGTTGCCGGTGTCCACCACCACGGCGGGACCGACGACGACAACGGTGATGCCGGACGTGTGATGCCCCGCATCGGATGGCTAGTCGTCATCGCTGTCGCAGCCGTGGTCGTGATCGTTCTCGCTGTCGGCCAATAGTCCGCTAGGTGTCGCGCCCGCAAGCGGCCGAGGAAGGAACCGCCTTGTGGACACCATCCCGCATCCGCCTCGGCCTTGAAGTCATCTCGTTCATGACCGGCTGCGCCCTGGTAGTCCACTCGGCGGCGGTCGGCGGGGACATCACCCGGCTCCCCTTCTATCTCCTGATGATGGGCATCCCGGTCTCCAACGCCATCGACCGGGTGCGTCGCAACGGCAACGGAAAGGAGGGGGCGTAGATGCGTCGTCTCCTCTCCCGCCATCGGGTCGCCATCGCAATCGCCGTCCTCTACCTGCTGTCCGCCTGCGGGTTCTTCATCGCCCGCGACACCATCGACAACCTCGAACGCGAGGTGGCCCGCTCCACCCGCACCGACTGCGAGATCGCCGCTGCCCACAACCAGAGCCTGGTGACGTTCGCCGGTGAGGTGGTCCGCATCCTCGAAGAAGCCGGACCGACCACCCCTGCCGGGTTGAAGCTCGTCGCCGAGCTGTACGCGTCGACCGAGCGGCTGTTCCCCGTCACGCCCTGCCCATAGGAGGCGCCTGGTGACCGACACCCAAGCGTGGATCCTCGTCGTCGAAGTCGGCGTCATCGCCCTCCAAGCCCTCGTCGGGCTCATCCGCAGATAGGAGAACCATGTCCAAGTACGTGAAGGCCCTCGTGGCCGTCGCCGGCCTCGTCGCCACCACCGTCCAAGCCGCCCTCTCCGACGGCGAGTTCAGCCAGGACGACTGGTGGCAGGTCGCAATCGCCGCACTGACCGCGATCGGCGTCTACTTCTTCCCCAACGAAACCGACCCGGCAGACGGCTGATGTCCGACGTCGAGCCCGCCGCGATCACTTTGACGGTCCACGCCGAAGGGACCGTCATCAACCCACCCGACCCCGACCCCGAACCGGAACCCGAGCCGGACGACGACACAGGAGAAGATGACTGATGGCTCTCGGCCTGAACGAGAACCCGCTGCGAAACAACATGCTCGACGAGATCACAGCGCGGGCTGGCGCGTCGGCGCTACTGCGCATCTACGACGGCTCCCGCCCGGCGACCGGCGGCACCGCCACCACCCTGCTCGCCGAGCTGACATGCAACTCGACGTTCGCCGCCGCGGCATCCGGTGGGGTGCTCACCCTCAACGCGATCACGTCGGACTCGTCGGCGAACGCGACCGGCACAGCGACGTGGTTCCGGATCGTCCAGTCAGGCGGCTCCACCCATGTCCTCGACGGCAACGTCGGCACCTCCGGCTCCGACCTCAACCTGAACACGACGTCGATCGTGTCCGGGGCGACGGTGTCGATCTCGTCGTTCACGATCACCGCAGGCAACGCCTAGCACTGTTCCTCGGCCGCGTCGGCGGCGATTGACGCGGCAAGAGGAGACGATATGACTCTGAGCGTCGCAGGAGTCCGAGGCGCCACCGGAGTGTTCCAGGCGGGGACGGTCACGTCGCCGTCGTGGACGTCTGTGTCTGGGTCGACGATCGTCGTTATCTGCATCCACTTCCACACGGCCGGGGCGAGCGCCAACGGGGACTGCACCGACTCGAAGTCGAACAGCTACACGCTCGCCACGTCGCTGCTCGGCGGCACCAACCTGGTCGGCGTCTCCGCCTACTACAACATTGGCGGCACCCGCGGGACGTCGCACACGGTCACGGTGGACCGGGTCAACTCGTCGCAAGAGACCACGAATCTTCACATCATCGAGATCACGTCCGACGGGAACATCTCGTACGACTCGGCGTCGGCCGCCACCGCGAACGACACCACCAGCCCGTTCTCGGTGACCGCCGCCGCCGCGCTGCAAGCCGGAGCGATCGGCCTCTACGGTGTCGTGCTTTCGACCGGCGGCACGAACGCGTTCACGAACCCGACCGGGTACACCGACATCTACGAAGAAACCGACGGGGCGAACAACACCGTTTCGCACGCCAGCTACAAGCTGAACGAGTCCGGCACCCCCGCGGTCGCGGCATCCAACTCGGACACGGTCGACGACGCCCGCGAAATCTTCCTGTCGTTCTACGACGACTCGTCGTCCGGTGTGACCGGCTCCGCCGCGGTGACCCTCGCCGCCTGCACGAGCTCGGCCAGCGGGTCGGTGATGAACCCGCCGGCCGTCCTCTACGTGAAAGAGGTCGGGTTCGTCACGAACACCACCGGCGCCGGTACCTCCGACATCACCGTCGCCTCCGGTGGGGTGCCGATCGGCGACACGATCGTCATCTACGGCGCCTGCGACAACACCGGCTCCGCCGGCGCAGCCACCACCATCTCCGTCGCCGACAACTCGAACAACGCGGGCACCGCCAACACCTATACGCTGCAAACCCCGCAGGCGATCGCCGACCCCGGCGCCGCCTCCGCAGGGCAGCAGGGTTTCTTCGTTGTCTGCCCCGTGACCCGGTCGCTCGACGCCGGCGACACGATCACGATCACCTACGGCAACTCGACCACCGCGAAGGCGATCTGCGCGCAGCAGTTCGCCGGCGCCGACACGACCACCCCCGTCCTCGCCTCCTCGTACGCCCGGCAGGACAACCAGACCGGCCAGGCCGTATCCGTCGCTGCAACCCCGGACATGAACGGTCAAGTGGTGTGCGCTCTCGTCGCGGTCGAGGGTGGCACCGCCGACAGCTTCACGCAGGACACCGACACGACCGACGGTGCCTGGGTGACGCTGACCCGCCGCGGGTCGGGGACGACCACGTCCGGGTCGACGCTCAACTCGACGTACAAGTACGTCCAGAATACGGGCACCCCGTCGGCGCAGACCTACGACCACTCGACGATGCTCGGCACGGCGAGGGATCACTGCGCAGCGATTCTCGTCCTCGACTGCCAGCCGATCACCGGCACCGTCGCGGTCACGTTGGCGGGCGCCACCTCGAGCGCCTCGGGCACGGTCACGGATCCGGGGATCACCGGGACGGTTGCGGTCACGCTCGAAGCGTTCACGTCGTCGGCTTCAGGTGCCGAGGTCTTCACCGGCACTTCCGCACAGACCCTCGCCGACTACACCAGTTCGGCGTCGGGCACGGTCGCGAACCCGGTCACCGGCACCGTCGACGTCACACTCGAAGACTTCACGAGCTCGGCGTCGGGCACCGTCGGAGACGTCATCACCGGATCCGCCGCGGTGACGTTGGCCGACTTCACGAGCTCGGCGTCGGGCCAACTGGTCATCACCGGCACCTCGGCACAGACCCTCGCCGCGTTCACCTCGACCGCGTCCGGCACGCTGATCATCACCGGCTCCGCCGCGGTCACCCTCGCCGACTTCACATGCGACGCGTTCGAGACGCTCGCCCCCTACGCCACCGCCGTCGCCGCCTCCGGCCGCTACCTCGAAGACCAGTTCGCCAACCCGTGGCTCGGCAACGGCATCTCGATCCAGATGTGGCAGAACTACCAGCCGGGCGGCGCCGTCATGTCGACCCTGCTCTCCACATCCGAGACGCTGAGCGTCAACCTGTGGCAGTGCATCGGCAACGCCAAGGGCGCAGCGATGAACGCCCCCGAGGACGGCTCCGACTGGGATGGGAACCTGCCGTACATCGGCGGCGACATCACCGACCCCAACCCTGACTACTGGGTGGACACGATCCGGGCCCACGTCCGGGCGGCGGCGCTCGCCGGCATCACCGTGATGCTAAACCCAGTCGACAACATCTCGTGGGCCAACGACTTCGGGTCCGAGACCGACGCCGACTGCCGAACGTTGGGCCAGGCCATCGGCGCCTGGTTCGCCGACGAACCCAACCTGCTGTGGTCGATCGGCAACGACTGGCAGGACGAGCAATGGTCGGCGCTCAACTCGAAGTACGGGTCGCTCTTGCGCGGCATCCGTGAAGGCGGCGCCACCCAACCGGTCACCCTCTGGCTTCAGTACCTGCGGTCGATCTCCACGGACAACACCGCTTGGGACGGCACCACCGACCGGGGCGGCTACACCTACGAGTACCCGGACATCAACGGCACGTACACGTACTACACGACCGAGATCGAAGCGAACCGGGCGTGGGAGACCGACAACATCCCGGTCATGTTCCTCGAAAGCCACTACTGGCAGTCAAGGTTCCACACGGTCGACGGCATCTCGACCACGACCCGCAAAGCGGTCCGGAAGAACGCGATCCGCTCGATCTGCTGGGGCGGTCTCGGCGGGTCGATCGTCTCCTCCGACGACCTGAGCTTGGCGACCGACGACGCCGACACTGACATCGCCGACGCCGTCTTCGCTCACGTCGCCCGCACCATCGCCCACATCGCCAGCCTCGACGGGTGGGAGGGGCTCGTCCCCGACGCGGCCGCGGCGTTCGTCACCACCAACGCCGACACCGAACCGACGTTCGGGGACGTCGACTCGCCGCCCGCCAACGGGCAGGACGCCGACACCACCGACTTCACCACGGCCGGCGTCACGGCGGATGGGCTGCTAGCCGTCGCCTACGTCACCGCCACCGGCAACACGTTCGACCTCGGCGAGCTCACCGGCACGGTCACCCACTACTGGTTCGACCCGACCAGTGGCGACACCACCGCCCCAACGACCGGCCAGCCGACCTATCCGGGCAACAACGACGCCGGCGACCCCGACTGGCTCTTGGTGTTCACCGGCACCCCGGAGATCACCGGCACCGTCGCAGTCACCCTCGCCAACTTCACCTCGACTGCCTCGGGCACTGAGACGATCACCGGCACGTCAGCGCAGACCCTGGCGGACGTCACGTCGACCGCGTCTGGGTCGGTGGTGATCACCGGCACCGCCGCGGTGACCCTCGCGGACTTCACGAGCTCGGCGTCGGGTACTGAGACGATCACGGGGTCGGCCGCCGTCACTCTCGCCGACGCGACCTCGGCGGCGACCGGCACTGAGACGATCACGGGGTCGGCCGCGGTCACGCTGGCCGACTTCACGTCGAACGCGTCCGGTGGCATCGGCGACTTCATCACCGGATCGGCCGCGGACACCCTCGCCGATGCGACATCGACCGCCGCCGGGGCCGTCGTCATCGTCGGCACCGCCGCCGTCACCCTCGCGGACGTCACGTCGACCGCCACCGGGATCGTCGCCCCCCCAGTCACCGGCTCGGCAGCCATCGAACTCGAAGCGTTCACCGGCAACGCCACCGGCCAAGTCATCGCGAACGTCACCGGTACCGCAGCCGTGATCCTCGCCGCGTTCACCGCCGCCGCTTTCGGGCAGACCGGCATCCCCGACATCGGCAGTCCGGTCCGCTCCCGGCTGACGCGTGCGACCACGGCATCGACGTTCACCACAACCGGCACCACGGCAACGGAGTTCGACTGATGGCGACGTTCACGATCAAACGCGACGACCGGCTGCCCGTGCTCCAGGCGACCCTCCGCCAGAACGTCGGCGAGACCGACGAGGCCGCCATCGACCTGACCACGGCGAGCGCCGTCCTGTTCAAGATGAGGAACCGGGACACCGGCGAGCTGAAGATCGACGCCGCAGCGTCGATCGTGACACCGGCGGCCGGCGTCGTGTCCTACGCGTGGGCCGCTGACGACACGGACACCGAAGGCGCGTACGACTCGGAGTTCGAGGTCTCCTACGGGGGCGGCGTGACGCTCACCGTCCCGAACGACGGCTACGACCTGATCGTCATCACCGCCGACCTCGCGTGACCGTCCGCTAGTCCCTGTCCCTCGGACATCGGAGCCGAATGCTCGCTCGCGCCCTCGCACCGCTCGTCTTCGTCCTCGCCGCTTGCACCCCCGACCAGGTCGCCCAATGGCACCAGCTGCGGGCCCGTGACCCGGCCGCCGCGCAAGCTGTCGTCGACGCGTTGCGGGACGCCCGCGGCTACGCCTACGACTCTGTGTGCGCCCGGTGGGGATGCGATCAGTGGCCCGCCCTCGAGGACCTGTGGCAACGCGAATCGCACTGGCAGCCGGACGCGGTCAACCCGTCATCGGGGGCGTGCGGCATCCCGCAGAGATACCCGTGCCACGGACTCGACGCCCTCCACCCACACGCTCAGGTGGATTGGGGGCTCGACTACATCGCCGCCCGGTACGGCACCCCTGGCAACGCGCTCGCCGAATGGAACGCCAAAGGCTGGTACTGATTCTCTAACCCCTTCCCGCTGTTTCCCCTTTCCGGCGGGAACCTGCCCCTCGACCTTGTCTCCCCCCGTCCGCCCGGGGCGACAGGTCGAGGGGCTTTTTGCGTTCTAGCGGTCAGGTATGATGGGTGGGCCGGGCAACGCGTCAACGTTCCCGGCCCCGGCCGCACCTCTTGGGAAGGTGACGACATGCTCGACGATAGAGCGGAAGCGCTGTTCCGAACGAAGTTCACTGTCGGCCTCATGGATGAATGCTGGCCGTGGCGGGGTCCGAAGAATCCCGACGGGTACGGCAAGTTCAAGATCCAGCGGGACAAGCACGCGACCACGTACGGAGCACACCGGCTCGCCTATCAGCTTCTACGGGGGCCGGTACCCGTCGGGTTGGTCATCGACCATCTCTGCCGAGTTCGGCACTGCGTCAATCCGTGGCACATGGAGCCGGTCACCAACAGAGAGAACCTCCGACGCGGATCGGTCAGCAGGGGACGTCGGAACATTCTTGGGTCGGCGTGTCGGAATGGACATCCCTACGTCGAAGGCTCGTTCGTCGTCAGGTGTCGGCCCATGCAGGGTGTCCTCCGAACCTGGCGCGAATGCCTGATCTGCGCTCGGGCGCGAACCCGTCCGGTTCAAGGCAGCAATCTATGACTCAGCCGTGACTCAACAGGGATAGACAAACAGAGACCAGCAGAGACCGTCACGACACATCGAAACCCCTGCGTACCGGCCAAATCCGCCCATTGTGCCTGCTAACGACGGCGAGTCGACCGATAGGCGGGATATAGTGCGATATTCCGGCATCGTTCCTGCGTGTGGCAGGGATTGTACGGGTCAGCCGGGGGTGTCGTGACTCAGGCGGGACACGGGCGCCGCCCCCCATGCCTTCGTCATCGCGTCTCGCACCACGTCACCCTCCGCCGGCCACCACCCCGCATACGTCCGCAGACACTCCGCCGGTGAATGCCCCAACGCCGCCGCCACCGCCGTAACCGACGCGCCGTCACGGATCAACACCGACGCGGCGTGACGTCTGAGGTCGTGCCACCGGCCGCCCGCCTGGCGGATCGCCTCCGCCGCCGGCGACCTCCCCCACGGTCGCCCGTCCCGGTGGAACACCCAACCGTGATCGGGCGGGTGCCGCTCGAGGTGCTCCGCCAACACCTCGACGGCCCGATCGGCCAGCGGCACGACCCGCACCGACCGGGACGTCTTGCACGGCCCGAGGCGGAGATCCTGACCGACCAACGTGAGGAGCTGCCGGTCCACCACGACCTCACGCTTGAGCCACCGCACCCGATCCTCGGTCAACCCGAACAGCTCGCCCTGGCGTAGCCCGGACATGGCGGCGAACAGGACGGCACCGCGGAGGTCGGGGCGGATCGCCGCCGCAATGGCTTCGACGTCGGCCACGGTCAACGGCTCCGACAGCCTGCCCTCACGGCGGGGTAGGCGGACCCCTTCGCAGGGGGAGCGGCCGATCATCCCGTCCTGTTGCGCTGCCCGGAACAGGGCCGCCAACAGCCGGAACGTGCCCTCCACCGTCGACGTCGCCAGCCGAGGAGTCAATGTCGCCAGCCACGCCTGGATGTCGGAGCGGCGCACCGACGCCATCGGCCGGTCAGCGAACGTCGGGGCGATCCGGTTCACGTACACCGCCGTCTGCGTCTCCCTGGTGCCGTTGCGCCACGACTGCACCGTCGACCACTGCCGCCAGAACACGTCGAGCGTGACCTGGCCGGCCCGTGGGTCGACGTACCGGCCGCCGTCGATGTCCGCCTGGATCCGGGTCAGGAACCGCTGCGCGTCCAGCTTCCGAGTGAACGACTTCGACCTCTGGGGGCCGCCCGGTGTCGGCCGCCACCTCGCCCGCCACTTCCCCGACGGGGTGCGATCAATCGACGCCACGGGACAAGGCTACGCGACGGTCTCTGTCTCACCGGTCAGGTACCGTTGTCTCCAATCAGGGCGGCTGGCTACCAGGAGGGTGTCAGGGATGGCGGGGATGAGTCCGACTACGTACGGTGAGTTGATGATCGCGCTCGCCGCCGTTGAGGTGGCAGCGGTTCAGCTACGAACCCGTTTGGCAGCGCGACATGCAACGTCATCGCCACCTCTGCCATCACCTCCGCCATCCGCCGCCCGACGGCGATGCGCTCGTTCTCTTTTTCGAGGAACAGGGCACGGAACGCCGCAAGGTCAGCGGCGAGCTGATCGAGCGTCACCGTCGTTCTAGCCGCCGCCTCAACCTGATCGACCGGGACGCCGGCAAGCTCAGCTACGGCCGCGACCACGTCGACGTCATCGGTTCCGCCGCCACGCTCCCATCGGGACACGTCCTGCTGTAGCACGGTCTTCCCGGCGACCTCGGCGATCTTCTTCGCGGCTTGTGTCTGCGTGAGTTCGCCGCGCCAGTCCCTGATGATGACCCCGAATCCCTCCATGCCATCCACCCTTCCACACAACCGACGCTTGTACATGACCCGCTAGCGGTACATTCTCGACACAAGTACTTGACGTACGCTTGTAACGGGCGTACGGTGCGTGCCCATGAGCATCACCCGCCTCCGCTGGGGACTGCGCATCAAAGCCGCACGCGAGGCGTTGGACATCGACCAGGTGACGCTCGCCGGCACGGTCGGAGTCTCACAACAGATGGTCTCCGC